TCTCGTTTGATGTTGACTTGAAGGGGGAGACTGGGAGAAGCATTTTCTTCAGTAATAGCTCCACCGCCTACATGCTAGTGACTGAGAGCGGGTCGACTTCTACGAATCAACATGCTGGATTTGGGACATGCACTTACACCGTCGATGGCGTGTCCTTCTTCGGAACCCGCGACGACCTTTTTAATCTCCTGATTGTTTCTGGAAATCACACCATAACAATTAGCACTTCAGTGACAAAAGATTTATACTTCGGTGGGTATTCGGCGGGCGGCTATGTATTAACCAACCAAGTCATCTCCAACGTCAAGGTCAACGGCATATCCTACGACGGACCGACCCGAGTTCCTGCCAAGTCAAGCACCCTCGACGCTTACGGCAACACGCTGACCAACCCGCCATCTCCCACACACAACGACTTCGAAGGCGTGATCGACTACCGTGAGATCGGGGTCTTGGACGCAACGCCACCAGCCTTAGATAACATCTACACGGGCGCGGCAGAGTTCGACGGGGTGAGCGGGAGTTATGCTGAGGGGCCAAGTGTCACCATTGGTGCTAATGAGACTTGGGAAGCTGAAGTGGACATGGTGGTCACTCAGAATGTAGACTACACAACTCCACTAGGTGGGGGAGCTTGGAACACTGGCTTTGGTGTTTTCATTCAGCTTAACGGGGCAATCATTGTATGGTCAAAGGGTGTAAACACATCGGAACAACAACCGGGAATCACTCTTGGTGTCCCGTTTAATCTCAAATATGGGTATGACGGCACAAACCTTTTCTGTGACGTTGACGGGGTAAGGAAGGCAACCTTAGCAGTAAGCAGCGCCAGCCAATCGGCATCCATTACCCACCCTCTTCAGCTCAATCAGCAGACTCTTGCTCCCATTGGCAACTACACGACGCGAAATGCAAAGTTCACCATTGCAGGGGTCAAGGTCTTCGATATCGACTTCAGAAAGTTCAACCACAAGCTCCGCGCAGACTACGCCACATCAGGCCAGCTCGTCACGCTCAACGGTGGCGTGACATTCCCGACGGTCATCGTGCCGGACGCGCTCGCATACGATGACACTTTCCCGAAAGACTATTGTGAGTTCGACGGGGTGAGCGGGAGTTATGCTAGTGTTCCGGATGCTGATAATCTCGATGGGTTTGAAGACTTCGTGATGGAAGTCAGGGACGTTTACAGCGCGGACTGGGCAGGATCTGGCAATGAGACATTTATCGGGAAGCATGGCAACGGGGGAAACTCCTACATGTTACGCAGAGCAGCGAGCAATCTGAATTTCTACGGTGTCTATGATGGCGCTGGAAACGGCACCGCCTTTGCTCATGGTTTAACAGGCGCTTCCACCGTCAGCTTTCGAATCACCAGATCTAGCTCGTCATTGTCCGCAGAAGTTGACACTGGTTCCGGATATGTGACCATCGGATCGACCATAACTGTCGGGGCTGACCCGCTCAGCACGACAACTGGCTATCTGGAAATTGGGTCACGAAACGCTGGTGTCGTTGAAATGCTCACTGGAAGGATTGGCCAAGTCAGAATCTGGAACAACCCAACCCAGACAGGCTCACCAGTCCTAGACATCGACTTCTCCACAGCGAACGCCCGAAACAACCTTGCGGAAACGGGACAGGTTCTTACCTACAATGGTGGGGCAGCAATCCCGCTATCCACTCTCGCCAACCCAATGTTCCAACGTGACGACTCATGGACCCGCTTATTTGAAGTCGGTCTCAACGACAGCGATGCAGCCAAACAAATCTAACCATGACTACTAAAATCATCCTCCTCCAGTCCCTCATGGACTCCAACACGGAAGCGCAAGCTCTCGCAACCAACGCAGCTATCAAGGGCGCTCGCATCGAAGCGGAGGGTGACAACGTCATCTACTTCGTCCGGCCTGAGAAGCTTCTACTACCTGTTGCCAAGTTCATCGACAGCATCGGTGGTGAGATTGAAAACTACCCGCTCTGGATTGAGATTGATGACGCATCCGTCGAGGTGCCTGTTGGTATCAAGAACCGCATGCTGGTCGCCGAGGACGAGACAGAGACTGTTAAAACCTGGACCGAGTGGCGAACTCCGCTTGTCATCAACGACCGCATCTTCATCGAGATGTCCGATGGCCGTAACTACCTCAAGATGTCCGAGTTGACTCCTGTCCTTTCTATCATCATCAAGCCAGCCGATCTTCCGCAACAGATCGAGGAACTTTAACAAAAAAAATAACACATGCACGATACAGCACAGCAACTCTATACCACCCTAGAAGGATCACGGTATTCCTACCTAGACCGCGCTAGAGTCTGTTCGAAGTTGACGCTTCCTTATGTGTTACCTGAAGAAGGCTTCGGACCACACAGTCGCTTAGAAACACCCTTCAGTGGTGTGGGTTCCCGAGGTGTTAACAACCTTGCCTCCAAGCTGCTCCTTGCACTGTTACCCCCTAACGCACCTTTCTTCCGCTTACAGGCTAACGAAAAGAAGTTGGCCGAGGACCAGACTCCACCGGAGTTAATGAGTGAGATCGAAGCCTCCCTGCAAGCCTTGGAGGAACTTGTCATGGACGAGGTCACCCGTGGTGCATACAGGGTTGCTCTCCACGAAGCCCTTAAGCATCTCATCATCACGGGTAACGCACTTCTCTACCTTCCCGATGAAGGAGGACTACGGGTGTTCCACCTCGACCGCTTTGTGGTTCAGCGTGACCCCATGGGTAATTTGTTATCCCTTGCCACCAAGGAGAACGTGGCGTTTGAAACTCTGTCTGAGGATATTCGTCAATTACTTCAACAACAGGATTCGAATGTTAACACTAGCGAAGCAACGGTAAACCTTTACACATGCTGTAAACGAAACGGAAAGCAATGGGAGATTAAGCAGGATGTTAACGGTATCGACATCCCTTATTCTGGGGGAAAGGTAGCCCTTGATCGTAACCCCTTCATCCCCCTTAGACTTTCTCGGATTGATGGTGAAGCGTATGGTCGTGGGTTCGTTGAGGAATACCTCGGTGACATCCAAAGCCTCGAATCCTTGACCCGTGCTATTGTTGAGGGATCTGCTGCTGCTGCTAAGGTTCTCTTTCTGGTTAACCCTAACGGCACCACACGCGCACGGACACTAGCTGAAAGTCCTAATGGTGCTATTGTCCAAGGTAACGCTGCGGATGTTAACACTCTCCAGCTGAATAAGTTCAATGACTTCCGCACTGCCCAAGTCACCATGGAGGCAATCCAGGATCGTCTTGGTTCTGCTTTCCTTCTGACCTCCGGGGTTGTTCGACAGGCTGAACGTGTGACCGCCGAGGAGATCCGTATGTTATCCCAAGAGCTTGAGGCTTCCCTAGGTGGTCTTTACTCGCTCCTAGCTGCCGAGATGCAATTGCCACTGGTTAAGCGCATTATGACGGTAATGCAGAAGAAGAAGCTGTTACCTAAGCTGCCTAAGGACTTGGTTAAGCCGGTAATTGTTACTGGGGTGGAAGCCCTTGGTAGAGGTAACGATCTCTCCAAACTCGATCTATTCCTTGCCGGTGCTGCACAGGTCGTCGGACCCGAAGCTATCGGACAATTTGTTAATGTGGAGAACTACTTCAAGCGCAGGGCGACTGCGTTAGGCATCAAGACCGAGGGACTTATTAAATCCACAGAGGAGATGCAACAAGAAGCCCAAATGCAACAGATGCAACAGATGACTGAGAAGCTCGGACCCTCTGGGATTAAAGCCTTGAATGATCAAGCCTTGGCAGGTAATATGCCTCCAGTTGAACCACAAGAATAAATATGGAATCCGTTACATTTAGCGAACCCACTGAGCAAGAGAATATCACTCTTGAGGAACAGTCTGCCTTGCAAGAGGAACAGACCACACAGGAACAAACAACCGAAGTGGAAACACCGGATCGCCCTGAGTGGCTACCGGAGAAGTTTGATAACCCGGAGGCTTTAGCAGACGCTTACAGCACACTCGAAAAGCAGTTCCACGAGAACAAAGACGAGCCTACCGAATCCGAAGAGGAAACACCACCTCTACAACAGACACCCGAGGTTGTTAACCAAGCTGTGTCCAGTGCCTCCGAGGAATACTTGGAGAAGGGTGAGTTATCCGAAGACACCTATAAGGCGCTTCAGGAGAACGGTATCCCCAAGGAGATGGTTGATATGTATGTTAATGGCTACGAAGCCGTGAACTCTCAACAACAAGAATCCTTAATGAACGAGGCTGGTGGGCGGGAAAACTATGAAGCTATGTCCGAGTGGGCAGCTACTTCTTTAACCGACCAAGAGCAGGAGGTGTATAACAAAACACTTGATGGAGGAGACCCGAACGCCGCTACAATGGCGATCCGTGGACTCTACGCTCGCTTTAAATCTGATGGAGGCAATCCGGTTTCCCTTCTTCAAGGTAACACCTCAGGGACAGCCGGGGCTACACCGTTTAGTTCCTCAAAGGAGATGACGATTGCGATGCAAGACCAACGCTACAGCTACGACAGTAAGTATCGTGAACAGGTAGCCCAACGCATCTCTGTCACAACCGCCTTCTAAATTATGAATACTATTATTATCTACCTCATCGACAACGCCAAAGAACTCTTAAGTGCCTTTTCAATGATCGTTGCCGCTTGTTCAGCCATTGCAGCCCTTACGCCCACTCCTGTGGATGATGGGATTGTTTCCAAGCTTTACAAGGTTGTCGATTTCCTTGCCCTTAACATTGGTCGCGCCAAACAACCCTAACATTGTTTCCCCTTAGAAACACACGCGCCACATGTCTGTGTCTTTGCTAGTCAAGTTACTTATATCGTTTCCTCGTCTAGCAGAGGCATTTCGTGGGCTTATGGATTCCTATGAAGACCATCTTTATGCGAAACGTCACAGTAATATGCGTGATGTTATTGACGACTGGATGCAGTCCGAATCTTCGTCCGACACGCCTCCCTTACTTTTTAGAGAGACTGGACCAACAAAACTTTACCCCAACCCAGAAACAGACGGTGGGGGAGATGTTACATTACATCAACGATTTAGAGAACAATGTCCGATGATTGGGATTGATTGTCCCTACGCTCACGGATACGAGGCACCTTAGCCTCCACTACCTTTTCTGTTACTTCACACCTCCCGTTCGGGACTACTGTGTCGATAACACAACCACTTTTTCACCATTATCACAAGCCGCATTCGTAGCTTGGTGGTGTTTAAACCAAAAGTCATCATAACGATAGACTCCCCCGAGGCCGACGATGCGACCCACTTCTCTGTGGATACTCAATAACTCCGAACCCGGATACGGACACATTAGAATGAGGACAACCTTAACTACAACAAATAGAAAACCATAAAATATGGCTAACGGAAATACTACTCCGTCCCGCTTGGGACTTGTTAATAATACGGGAACAGCAGTTGATGCTTTGTTCCTCAAGGTGTTCTCGGGAGAAATCCTGACCACCTTCGAAGAGTTCAACGTGATGAAAGGACTTCACACGATGCGAACTATCGCCAACGGAAAGTCTGCTCAGTTCCCTGTGACTGGCATTGCTGATGCAAAGTATCACACCCCCGGTGAGAACATTGCTGACGGTGCTAACTCGTATCTGAGTCAGATCAAACACGCTGAGAAAGTCATCACCATTGATGATGTTCTTCTTGCGTCTACGTTCATTGCAAACATTGATGAGCTTAAGAACCACTACGATATCCGCAGCATTTATGCTCAGGAACTCGGTAAGGCTCTTGCGAAGCGATTCGATCTTGCAACCATGAAGACCCTTGTAGGTGCTGCCCGTTCTGGTGCTACCATTGCTGGTGGCAAAGCCGGTATCCAGATTGACAGTAACAGTGGGGGCGTAGCTGCACTCAGT